AGCCTATGTTCCCCCTGTCACCTACTCTTAACAAGGACTACAGACAATGGACAACCAAGAAACCACCGGCAACACCACCACCCTACGCCTGACCATCACCATAGACATAGACAGGGACACGGTCCCTAGCTTTGGCACTGTCCGGCGCGATGGTCAGATAGGTGCGAAGAATATCAGCAACAATCTCATGGAGATGGGCATGAGCGTCAAGAGTATAGACGTGCACGCTCGGTCTGTGATAGAGACAGAGACAGAGGAGTAGACGCCATGAGCAGAAGCAACCCAGCAAAGAGCTATAAGGTGGGCGGGATAACATACCCGCGCCCATCCGGGGCCATCGCTGGCACCCGCCCAGTATCCGACACCCACCTAGACATATCAGAGACCCTGCAAGGTAACCTCCGGGTATGGCTCGCGGCTATTCACCCGGAGGCCAGCGCCAAGGTCCTCAGCATATACGCGGAGGAGATAGTGGACCAAGCCTTTGACGCCATCCATGATTTATCCATGGACATTGACGCAACACCTACGGAGTGCTAGACTATGGAGATGTTAAACCTAGAAGAATTTATGAAAGCACAGATCAGCGACAGGGTAAAGGCCATGAGAAAACGAGAACGCAAGAGACTGGACAAGGTAAACAGGCACATGCCTGCTCGTAATCCCTTGGGCCAATCCCTCTGGAACAAGGGCCACACAGTGGAGGGATCAGGTACAAAATACAACAGGAAGAAATTAAGAAAAGCTGTTGACTTGTACCGGGAAGATCAGATATAAATCTAGAAGGTAAGGGGTTGGAGACGCGAACGGTGCACCGTATGAGCGGTCACCGGGGTGGCTCATACCACCTAGCAAGGGGTTCGATTCCCCTTCCCTTACCACACCGCCACCGCTTAAACTAAACAAGGACACCCAAGAATGGACGCAGACAGTAGAGACGGAGACAAGAGAAAGGCACTGGTCTACAAGGTGGTCACCGCCACAACGCTGGTGATTCCCTTTGACCCAGAAGACCCGGACAAGGTGGACGCCAGTAACGGCATGGTACAAACACCTGACGGGATGGTGATCCCTTTGAAAGATTGCCTAGAATCTCTGATAGACACCGCCATAGCCTTTGGCATAGAGTACGATGAACTAACAGGCATGGGTACGCAGGTCCAAGCAGGTACCACAGAGTCCCACGTCGTAGACATAGAGGTGCTAGAAAAAAACAATCCCGAGGTGCAATTAGTTATTGACACCTCCACCATCAACCCAGTACAAACAAGCAGAACAATTAACTAAACAAGGAAACAAAACCATGAACGATGTACTAAGCTTCCGCTCACCCACTGCACAGACAGCACAAGACCTGTTCTCTGAACACAATGAGACAGAACAAGCCCAGAGGTTTCTTGCACCTGTCTCTGAGCAAGACCTATGGTTTGAACGCCCCGAACCTTACCACGCCAGTTCTCTGCACGAGAGCAAGCTTACAGAACTATACAGTCACAAGGTTCTGGTGGATACGTGGACAGGTGCCAGCACAGGCGTGGTAGGTAACAAGTACAAGGTCACGCAGATGGGTGACTTCACCAAGGCCACAGAGGAAATGCTACTGGAAGCCCTGCCCAATGATAAGTTCAAGGACATGGAAATCTCTGACAGTATGTCTCACGGTTCAGCTATCAGGTGCCGGAAGTATACCTTCCCTGCCTTTGCCATGCCCATTGAGACACGCAAACACAAGACAGAGGTGGCGCTCACCGTTGCCCTGATCCAGAGCTACGACGGGTCCACCTCCAATGGCTTTGTCACTGGCCTGATAGACTTTCTCTGCACCAACGGCATCATCTCCGGCGACTATACCAAGGGGAACAAGCGCCACACCTCTGGCTTTAACCTCGCCAACTTTATCCTAGACATGGACAAGGTGGTCAGGGATTTCTACAAGGATATCCAACGGTATCAGGTGATGGCAAGCACTGACATTCGTATCCCACAGGCAGAAGCAGTGCTAGAAGCTCTCCCGGGGATGAGCGACAGGCTTGCAAAGGTTATGAAAGATCAATACCTTACGGAGGTCAGCACCCGTGGCTCCAACGTATGGGCCTTGGCATCTGCCCTGACCTACTACAGTAGCCATAACTCCGAGGAGTTCCCTGTCAAGGGGTCAGCCTCTAACGATAACGTAACCAAGTCCCTGCTAGACAGGTCCCGGCGTGTCAACACTTGGATGAACAGCACACCGTTTCAAAGCCTACTCTTAGCAGCTTGACACCTCCACCTAGGCACGTGTATAAACTGCCTACCGTTTACTACTACTACCAACCCCAACACAGGAGGATCATACACCATGATCACCATACGTCCCTTCCACTCTCCTCGCACCGAATGGGTGCGCCGTGCAACTGACCAGAAGTTGGTCAAGTGGGTGGAGAAACCTATCTCCTCCCTCTCCTCTGAACCAGTGACGCAGGTCTCTCCTGTGTCCAAGACAGGGGAGCACTGGCTCCATGACCACTACACGTGGGTGATAGAGGAGGTCAAGGTATGAGCAAGAAATACAACTACCAGACCCACGATGAGGTACCAGATATTCTCTGGTCCTACATGGACAGCATCGTAGATGTTGACTACCCTGTCAGGGCCATAGAGATAGAGGATGTCAACAAGTTCCTCAACTTTATAGACGAGGGTCCCGGACTACCTGACGAGGAGCTAGACATACCTGACCCCAGACAATTGGTGTTTGACATATAAGGAATTAACTGGACAGATGTTTAAAAAAACCATACCTTTGTCAGACGTTCTACGAATGACAGACCTAATGAAGGATGTAAGTATTGACAAGTATTCGCAAGAAGAATACAGACAAGTACTTAACGAGATCATGTATATATCTATCACTGACTATGACCTAGAGGAGGTACAGAATGAACATCTTTTTTCTCCATCCTGACCCGCTCACCGCTGCCGAGATGCACTGTGATAAGCACTGCGTCAAGATGATCCTAGAGACAGCGCAGATGTTATGCACTGCTCACAGGTGCCTTGACGGTGACGAAGAGGCAGACAAGCTGGGCATGTACAAGACTGCTCACCTCAACCACCCCTCTACCAAGTGGGTCAGAGGATCACGCCTGCAGTACGAGTGGACCTATCACCTGTTCAAGTTCCTGTGCTCTGAGTACACCAGTAGGTACAACAAGGTACACCTGACAGATAAAAAATTAAAAGAAGTCTTGCGTACACCACCGCAATCTATCACTGACAGCGGGGAGTACACACAACCACCACAGTGTATGCCTGATCAGTACAAGGTACCAGATGATGCTGTCAAGGCCTATCGTAACTACTACATAGGGGAGAAGGCAGGCTTTGCTAAGTGGGCTTACTGTTCTACGCCTGACTGGTTTACCACGGGTACAACTACACAGGTGCGACAATATACGGGGTTGACACAGGGTAATTTTGATGGTAGTAGCTATGCTACAGGGAGGATATAGAGAAGAATGAATCAACATGATAAAGGTTATGATCCTTCTAAACACCCACTAAAAGAATTATTCTATTGGTCTGTCTCTCCAGTAGGTTGGGTTGTGTTTGTTTTACTTTTACTCTTGATTTGAGGGATAAAGAATGATAGAAGATACTGAACAAGAAGAAGCACTGGTGACCCACCATCGTTGCCCTTGCGGTAACAGTTCAGATGCCTTTGCTCTGTACCCTGATGGTCACGGCTTCTGTTTCTCTTACGCTTGTAAGAATGAGAAGAAAAGATTTAGTAACAGTGAACTACCAAAGGAGATGCAAGAGATGTTAGATCAGTACGGAGTAGCCCCCGAGAAGGTAGTAGAAGAAGAAAGCACAGAGGATTTCTCTTCTTCTGTCTCCCTTAACAAGGGTACCTTTACAGATATTAGTAAAAGAAAAATAACTAAAGAGACCTGTAAGCTGTTCAATGTCACTGTCAATGTACAGGACGGGGTAGAACTAGGACACTACTACCCTTACTATGACAAGGACGGGAGCCACGTGGCCAACAAGGTCAGAGGCAGGGCCAAGTCCTTCAAGTGGGAGGGAGCACCAAAAGAAACCATCCTCTTTGGACAGCAGGTCTTTGGCTCTTCCACTGCCAAGGCTGTCACCGTGGTGGAGGGTGAGCTAGATGCGCTCTCCACGTACCAGCTACTAGGCTCACGCTACCCTGTTGTCTCCATCAAGGGCGGGGCAGGGAATGCACTGAAGGACTGCAAGAATAACTATAACTTTCTCAACTCCTTCAAGGAGATTGTAATCTGCTTTGACCGTGACGAGAGCGGTACGCAGGCGGCTAACCAAGTATCCAAGCTGTTCCCCAACAAGAGCAAGGTGGTCACGCTAGACGAGGGCAAGGACCCCTCCGATTACCTGATGGAGAACCGTTCCGCTGACTTCACCCGGAGGTGGTTTGCCTCTGAGCGGTATACCCCTGCCAACATTGTCAGAGGCGAGGACCTACTGGAGCGCCTGCTTAATCAACCCACGCCAGACAGCCTTACGCTCCCGTGGGACGGCCTTCAAGACCTGACCTATGGCATCCGTAAGGGAGAGATGTGGACACTGACCAGTGGCTCTGGCATGGGCAAGACGCAGGTGCTTAGAGAACTTGCCTTCCATATTCAACAGCACACCGAGGATAACATTGGTCTTCTCTTTCTGGAGGAACCACTGGAGGACGCTGCCCGAGGAATGATGAGCCTCTCCGCTGGTAAGCCACTGCACCTGCCCACCACTGACTATACGCAGGATGAGTGGGACAATTCCTTTGAGGAAACTCTGGCCACGGGCAGGTATGTGTTCTTTGATTCGTTTGGGTCAAACGATATAGACACCATCATAGACACCATCAAGTATATGTGCCACGCCTGCGGGTGTAAGTACATTTTCCTAGATCATATCTCTATCCTTGTCAGTGACCAGAGCGCAGGCGATGAGCGAAAGGCACTGGACGAGATCGCAACCAAGCTCAAGACCCTGACCATTGAGCTAGACATATGGCTGGGCATGGTCAGTCACTCCAAGCGCCCCGCTGGTAAGCCACACGAGGAGGGTGGACAGACCTCGCTCTCTGAACTCAGAGGCACCGCTGGCATAGGTCAACTGAGTAACATGGTACTTGGCTTGGAGCGGAACGGGCAGGACCCTGACCTGTACCTGCGTAACGTCACCCTGATTCGGGTACTGAAGAACCGTTTCTCTGGACTCACCGGCCCCGCCTGTCACCTGCACTATGACCGTGGCACAGGGCGCTTGACACAGATAGACGATCCTGCTACAGAGTCAGGGACAGAGTCAGACGCAGAGTCAGACGCAGAGGATTTTGACGAGGTACTATGATGAAGCGATTGTTCTTGGACATAGAGACAGATGGATTCAACCCTACCCGCATATGGTGCGTGGGAACAGTTATGGTGGAGGACAATGAGGATGGCACTACAACGGAGACCGCTAAACTATACACAGAGGGAGAGAGAAATCTCTTTACAACTCTTGCGGCACAAGCGGATAAAGTTATTGGGCATAACGCTATTCACTTTGACTTTCGCATACTTGATCTTCTTTGGGGTATACGTTTTGAACCAGAGCAGATGCTCGATACACTGGTCCTATCCCAACTTGCAAACCCAGTCAGAGAAGGGGGCCACTCCCTTGAAGCATGGGGAAGGAAGCTCTCTTTCCCAAAGGTAGAGTTTGATCCTTCCCTCTTCTATCAAGGATACACAGAGGAGATGGGACTGTACTGTATGCAAGACACCAAGCTGACTTGTAAACTATACAAGGTGCTGAAGACTGAGCTACACAAGTTCAGTGGAGACTCCATCAAACTAGAGCACCGTGTCCGCATGATACTGAGCGAACAAGAACTCAATGGCTTTGCCCTTGACCAAGAGAACGCCTGCATACTGGTGGCAGAACTGAACGACGAACTGGTACAGATCAAGGAAGATATGCAGAAGGTCTTTCCCCCTGCTGAAGTACAGTTGAAGACCAAGGTAAAGTACATCCCCTTTAACCCCGGTTCTCGCAAGCAGGTGGGAGAGCGCCTGATGGAGAAGGGCTGGGTACCAGTGAAGAAGACTGACCTAGGAACCCCTGTGCTAGACGAGGGCGTGCTATCTGGCATTGACATGGAAGAGGCCAAGATAGTTGGCAGGTACATGATGCTCCAGAAGAGGATCGCACAGATCAACTCTTGGATAGACGCCGTAAACCCTGAGACAGGGAGGGTACACGGGAAAGTCCTAACCCTTCGCACAATCACAGGGCGCATGGCCCACGCCTCTCCTAACATGGCACAGGTACCCGCTGTGTACTCACCCTATGGGAAGGAGTGCAGGAGCCTGTGGGTACCGGGCCTGCCTAAGAAGCAGAACCTTGTGGGTATAGATGCATCTTCCATTGAACTGAGGATGCTATGTCACTACATGAACGATCCAGAGTACACAGAGATCGTGGTCTCCGGTGACATACACACAGCTAACCAAGAGAGAGCAGGTCTAAGCTCACGTTCCCAATCGAAAACATTTATCTATGCATTCCTCTACGGTGCAGGCGCTGCCAAGATCGGGAGCATAGTGGAGGGCAGTGCCAAGGACGGGCAGGAACTGATAGATAATTTTCTAGAGGCTACCCCTGCCCTACAAGAGGCACGGCACAGGGTGATCCTGACCGCTGAGAGAAGCGGGATCATCAGAGGACTAGACGGGAGGATGCTATGGATCAGGTCACCTCACGCTGCCCTGAACACGCAACTGCAAGGGGCAGCAGCGGTGGTGATGAAGCGAGCACTCCTGATCTTTCACAAGGAGTTAGCGTCTTCGCCTTGTGCAGGGAGGGCAAAGTTTGTTGCAAATGTTCACGATGAATGGCAGTTAGAGGTTGACAAACCCCTGTCGGATATGGTAGGTACACTGGGAATAGAAAGTATCAAGAAGGCAGGAGAGTACTACAAATTAAATTGTCCACTGACAGGCGAGTACAACGTAGGTACCAACTGGGCAGAGACACACTAGGGCGAGCGAAGTAAAGGAGAATAGTACATGGTAAGTTTAGTAGCATTGATGGCCTTTATTGGACTGTCAAATCCAGAGTTCAAGGACAAAGTAGAAGAGCAGGTAAACAAGGGATACACTTGGGAGTACGTGGGGTACACCCCTTGGAGTCAGGAGAAATCTCCAGCACTACTGATTGAACCTCACCCGGAGTCTGACTTCCCTCCCTTTGTTTTATTTAAACTTAGTAAACCAGAGGAGGCTAAATAGATGGACCACGTTGAAACAATAAGGACACTGGAGCACAACGTATCTGAGGTGACAAAGCAGTTGTACGACTCTTACAAAAGAATAGCAGAGCTAACACAGGAGCGAGACGATCTGATGCACCATCAACTGTCGTCCAGTGAAATTACAAGCAAGGGAAAAAAAGTATTGACAACCTACGTTGAAGATGCTATGAACTGTAACATCAAAACATTCCAGAATATTCTGGGCAAACTTAAAGGAGTTTAGATAACATGCCAATTGTACAAGGTACAGCTTACTGGGCAAAACTTGATCCGCAATCACCAGCACAGAAGTATCAGACTACTTCTAAAGAGGACACCGAGTGGTGCCTTGACCTTGGACTGGATGCCAAGGCAGTCAAGATGATAGAGGGCATGAACCCCTCTGCCTCTGTCAAGGACGGGAAGAAGAAGAACCATGCCAGTGGTGGACCCTTCTTCAAGTTCAAGAAGAACGCCTTCACCCGAGAGGGCAAGCAGCTTCCTGCTCCCCGTGTGGTGGACGCACAGAAGAATGATATCTCTGGCACCGCCATTGGTAACGGGAGCAAGGTCAATGTTCTCTTCCGTTCCAAAGAGATGGAGCAAGGACAGTGGGCAGGTAAGAGCGTGTTCTACCTAGACGCTATCCAAGTTCTTGAACTGGTACCCTACGATGGGCCAGCACACGAAGATTTCTCCACCGTGGACAGTGGGTACACGGGAGATGAAGACTTCTCCAACGAGACCAACGAAGACAAAGGACTCTAGGAGATGGTAGACAGCAAGATTGATTCTCTTCTGGTGGATATCAGCAATCGTTTAGAAGAGGGTAAGGGACCAGCGAAGGACAATCTTGCTGTCTTCCTAGAAGAAATAAAGGAGGTGATGGAAAACTTTTTTGAAGAGAGTACCAACCGTGACAACAGGGGGAAGCTAAGACTATCAGCGGTTGGAAGAGAGGACAGAAAGCTCTGGTACGATTACCACGGGTACGAGAAAGAACCTCTGAGTACAGATGCGCGTATCAAGTTCTGCTTTGGTCATCTGCTAGAAGCTTTCGTCCTTCTCCTTGTCAAGGAAGCAGGTCACAGTGTAAAGGATTGTCAGAAAGAAGTAACAGTGGGGCAGGTCAAGGGACACATAGACTGTCTGATAGACGGTGAGCTAGTGGATGTTAAGTCTGCCTCTCCCTATGGATTTAAAAAGTTTGTTGACGGGAGCATACTGAAGGGCGACGATCCCTTTGGCTATATGTACCAGCTAAGTTCCTATGGTAAAGCACTGGGAAAAGAGAAGGGTTACTTCCTGTCCATTGACAAGAGCGGGGGAGGACTCAACCTGCTAGAGGTACCGCTGGACAGAGTGGACCCTGTTCAGAGAATAGGGTACCTGAAAGAGATTATGCCCCATGATCTTCCCCCTGCCCGGTGCTACTCAGAGGTAGAAGAAGCATCAGGTAACAGGAAGCTGGGGTTCAACTGTAAGTACTGTGACTTCAAGTCAAAGTGCTGGGAAGATTCTAACAACGGACAAGGTCTCAGGAAGTACAACTACTCCCGAGGACCTGAGTACTTCACCCATGTGCAGCGGGAACCCAGAGTAGAGGAGGATTTCTTTTGAGCGCGGCCCCTAGACCAGACCAATCTATCATCTTGTCTTACCAAGAGTGTAAGTTCTGCTCCTCCTCCAACGGTTTTGTCTTCTATGATAGCCACGGTTACTGTTACACTTGTAATGAAGTATGGTTTGGAGAAGACTACGACCAAGCACTGGAGGATATGAACGAAATGCACTGGACTTTTAGAGATGACAAGACACGGGTCTCTGACCCTGATCACTACTTTGGTTTTGTTTACCTGATCACCAACAAGAAGAACCAGAGGAAGTACGTGGGGTGTAAGCAGTACTGGCAGATGCGTCACAGGAAAAGGTACAAGCCTTCCAATTGGAAAGTATACACTTCTTCTTCCAAGGAACTGTGCGCTGACATAGAGAAGATCGGGAAGAGAAACTTTAAGTTTGAGATCATACAAGAGTACGAGACCAAGCGAGGCCTACACTACTACGAGCAGTACTACCAGATGAAGTACCATGTACTCACCGCTGTGCTAGAGGGAACAGACCAGAAGGAATACTATAACAAGAACGTGGGAGGGGTCAGGTTCTATGTTCCTTTGGAAGTATATGAAGACCCTGAGTACAAAAAGAAAAGGAGTGCATCTGCTAAAGCTCAGTGGACTGATCCTGAGTTCAGAAAGAAAAGGAGTGCATCTGCTAAAGCTCAGTGGACTGATCCTAATTCTGCTTTAAATTCTCCTGAGTTCAGAAAGAAAAGGAGTGCATCTGCTAAAGCTCAGTGGGCTGATCCTGAGAACAGAAAGAAAATGAGTGCAGCCGTATGTAAAGGTCCCTACAGAATTACCTTTGACACTGGTAGAGAAATTACCATTGACAATCTTACTAGGTGGGCAAAGAGTAACGGGTATAGTCAAAGTGCTCTCTCAGATTTGTTAGGAGGAAAACCTAGGTTTGATAAAAGACGTGGTAAAGATTATAAAGTTACTAAACACAAGGACATAGTAAAGGTAGAAAGAATAGGAGAAAATCCCAGTGACATGGGGGAATAGTTATGAAGGCTCCTCTTTTGCCATTGAGTCTGTACTGGATGAAGGAGTTCACGATTACCATTCACCGGAGAGGGTACTATTTCTGTGTGTCATTCTTCAGCAACTGCTTGACGCAACTAAACCACTACACCCCGGTGATAGTACCTATACTTCTGTCAACAGGGAGAGAGCTAGGTCTTGGCTAACCACAGACGTAGGCGTAACAGCGGAGGACAAGGAAGAGGTTTGTTTTCTTGCAGGAATTGAACCAGAAGCCTTGACAACCTACGCAAGAAAGGTTATAGATACAAAAGAAGTTCCGTTTATACGCAAGAGAATCAATGCAATACTACATGAACCTATCACAGTGGTTGAAGAGAAAGAGGAGACGGTAGCACATGACAAGGAAAGCAACAGAAGGACAGGTGGGTGGTACTCACTATAGAGAATGTAAAATTCAACCTGTTCAATATATTCACGCCAACAAGCTTGGATTCCTAGAGGGAAACATAGTAAAATATATTACCCGCCACCGTACCAAGGGAGAAGGTGCCTTGGATATTCTTAAAGTAAAACACTATGCAGACTTGATCCTTCAGCTTGAGTATGATATGAACACAGAAGAAGACGCTGTTCTTCTTTCACAAGAGGTACATTCAACATGGACCCCAGACTCTATTTGACAGAAGAATTTATTATGTTTGACGGTGAGCCTGTTGCCAAGGTGTGGGACGGGGCAGACGAAATATTAGTTAAGAAGTTTGAATACTTCTTACAGGACCTAGAGGAGATCATTGATGAACATGGGCCAGACTCAGCAGATGCTTGATAATCAGATTACCCTACCCAGTAACTACCAAAGCTTTATTCATATGTCTCGCTACTCCAGATGGCTGGAGGAAGAGGGGCGTAGAGAAACGTGGGAAGAAACCATTGACAGGTATCTCTCCTTTATGGTGAACCATTTGAAAGAGAACTTCTCCTACTCTCTCTTTGGCGTGGAGTTAGCTGACATTCGGAGGGGGATGCTGAACCTAGAAGTACTGGGTTCCATGAGAGCACTGATGACAGCTGGCCCTGCGCTGGAGCGTGAGCACGTGGCAGGGTACAACTGTTCTTACCTCCCTGTGGATTCACCCCGTTCCTTTGACGAGTGCCTGTACATTCTGATGAACGGCACAGGGGTTGGTTTCTCTGTTGAGCGCCAGTACATCAACAACCTGCCCACCATACCTGACCAATACTTTGAGAACACAGACGATGTTATCTCTGTCACTGATTCCAAGGAAGGGTGGGCCAGAGGACTACGTGATCTTATCTCTCTCCTGTACACCAACCGTATCCCCAAGATAGACACCAGTAAGATACGCCCTGCCGGTGCAAGGCTCAAGGTCTTTGGAGGGAGGGCTTCTGGTCCTGCTCCTCTGGAGGAACTGTTTGACTTCACCATCCAGACGTTTAGGAAAGCCAAGGGTAGAAAGCTTACCTCCATAGAGTGTCACGATATCATGTGCAAGGTAGGCCAAGTGGTGGTGGTAGGCGGTGTCCGTAGGTCTGCCTTGATCTCACTCTCTAACCTCACTGATGAGCGTATGCGTATGGCTAAGTCAGGTGACTGGTGGGTGGACAACCAACAGCGAGCACTCTCCAACAACTCTGTCTGCTACACAGAGCGCCCTGACATGGGTATCTTTATGAAGGAATGGCTCTCCCTCTACGAGAGCAAGAGCGGTGAGCGAGGTATCTTTAACCGTGCCTCTGCACAGGTGAAGGCAGCTTCCAACGGTAGGCGTGATGGGAACATAGAGTTTGGCACTAACCCTTGTTGTGAGATTATCCTGAGACCTTACCAGTTCTGTAACCTGTCAGAGGTTATCTGTAGGGCAGACGATACCATTGATACGCTGAAGAACAAGATCAAGCTGGCCACTATGCTGGGCACCTTCCAGTCTACACTGACAGACTTTGGCTACCTGCGTAAGCGTTGGAAGGATACCACAGAGGAGGAGAGGCTACTGGGTGTATCTCTGACAGGTATCATGGACTGCCCCGCTGTGTACGATGCCTCTCCAGAGGCTCTTCAACAACTGAGAGACGTGGCTGTTAAGACTAACAAGAAGCTGGCAGAGAAGCTAGGCATCAACCAAAGCACCGCTGTCACCTGTGTCAAACCCTCTGGCACTGTGTCTCAACTTGTTGACGCTGCCTCTGGTATCCATGCAAGGCACAACCCTTACTATGTCAGGACAGTCAGAGGAGATAACAAGGACCCACTGACCATGTTCCTGAAGGACAAGGGTGTACCTTCAGAGCCTGACTTCACAGCGCCTGACAATGTAACTGTGTTCTCTTTCCCCATGAAGAGTCCAGAGGGTGCCATCTGCAGGTATGACATGGGAGCACTGGAACAGCTAGAACTCTGGCTCAAGATTGCAGACAACTACTGTGAACATAAGCCCTCTGTCACCATCTCTGTCAAGGAACATGAGTGGCTAGAGGTAGGGGCATGGTGCTGGGAACACTTTGATTCTCTCTCTGGTATATCCTTCCTCCCCTTCTCTGATCATTCTTATAAGCAAGCCCCTTACCAAGACATAGACAAGGAAGAGTTTAAAGACTTGACAGAGAAGATGCCACCTGCTATAGACTGGTACGAGTTACAAGACTATGAGAAGGAGGACACCACCACTGGATCACAAGAGCTTGCCTGTGCAGGTGGAGTGTGTGAGATAGTAGACATAGGAGCCTAGGGTAGATGACATATACAATTGACATGAGCGAGGAGATGGCAGAGAAAATTACCTCTGCTGTGCTGAGACAGATCAGGAAGGAGACCACTTCCGGTGGAGTGATGGAAGCCTGTGCCATTGTTCTTACTCATCTTGAACCTCTTAACAAAGCTATTCTTACGAAAGAGTTTAAAGACTCAGGCTTTACAGATGACTTTGGAACACCATTGGAGTAGATAAGAATATGGAAGTAACACTGATAGACCACATGGGCACAGACCTCTCAGTGGTGAACGCTGCAAGAGTTTCCTTCTCCAAGGAATCTGAATGGGAGAGCATCACTCCTGCTGGTCCTGTTAGTAACCTGCTAAAAGAATCAGACGAGAAGCTGATCAAGTACCTTGCCAAGCACAATCACTGGACTCCCTTTGGCCACTGCTCTGTCTCCTTCAGGATCAAGGCACCTATCTTTGTGGCCAGACAACTGGGTAAACATCAGGTGGGTCTGGTATGGAACGAGGTGAGCAGGAGATACGTGGATAGTCAACCTGAGTTCTACTACCCTGAGTACTGGAGAGGTAGACCCACTGATAAGAAGCAGGGAAGTTCTGAAGAGGAGGTGGACATAAACCCTTCCACAGGTACAGGTCCTTCTCTTGTGAGTGATTATGAACAAGCCATAAGGAGATGTATGTGGACCTACGATGAACTACTTAGGAAAGGGGTAGCACCTGAGATGGCACGTATGGTGCTACCCCAGAGCATGTACACTGAGTGGTACTGGACAGGTAGTCTTATGGCCTTCAGCAGGGTGTGCTCTCTTAGGATCAAGCTAGATGTACAAGAGGAGACCAGAGACATTGCATCTTTGATAGACGTAGAGTGTGAGAAGCTTTTCCCCGTGTCTTGGGAACAACTGATGAAGCTTCCGTAGCTCAATTGGATAGAGCAACAGACTTCTAATCTGTAGGTTGCAGGTTCGAGTCCTGCCGGGAGCGCCAACAACGGAGTATAAAAGATGAGGCGAGGATGAAAACGATTACACTCAGAGTTGAAGACTGTGACCAAGTTGTCATCGACGATCTGAAATATTCTTATCATATAAATAATCAGTTTGATAAGGTTGATTGTTCAAATGACGTTCTTGAGCCAGACTACGAGTTACTCAAGTCAATTCTAACTGTGCTTGCATACTATATGACACACGAGGATTATGAAGAGTGGATAGAAATGAACCAGATGGTGAAAAAAAATGACTGATATGATGGATTACTATGAAGAAGTACTGCTCCTTCGTAAGAAGGTTGAGAAGTATGAGACTATTTTAAAACATGCAATGGCTGAAAAGACTGGTGTGTTCTTCATCTGTGGTGCGTCAGGTGAGAAGGATAGCATGGGGTTGCCTGAGCGGATTATGGTTTGCCCAGCATACGGACTAGATGGTTTTGCATCATATAAGAAGTATAGAGACTATGACGCACCCGGCTGGTGAGGTAAGATAAAACAACTGGGAGAGAATATAACACTTGATAAAGAAAACTAGGTGTGCTATATTTTAATTGAGATGCCGAGTTGTCGGGTCTCTTAACAACTTGCTGAAAGGAGTTTACATTATGAATGATGAACAGTATCGTATGACCACTGAGGTACCCTTTACCGTCTCCACTTCTATGTTCAACAGGATGCTAGGCATGAACAACCTAGTAGCTGCTCTTAACAACATCAGTTATGAAGATAACAAGTATCCCCCTCACAACGTATACAAAGACGGTGATAACTATGTAGTGGAGATTGCTCTTGCTGGATGGGAAGAGGATGATATCTCTGTCATTGTAGAGAACCTTGAACTTACCGTCAAGGGTGAGAAGCAAGATTCATCTAGGACTGAAAAACAAATGTCTCACAAGGGTATATCTACCAAGAACTTTAATAAGAAGTTTGTTCTTGCTCCTCACTACGTGGTGACAGACGCTACATTTAAGAATGGACTACTGATCATTGAAGTCAAGCACTTTCTCCCAGAAGAACTAAAGCCTAGAGAGATTAAAATCTCTACTTAGTGCATACCTCTTCCCATGTTTCATTATGGGTAAGAATAGTTCTAGCTGTGGTTGGCGTGAGCCTGTCTTCTTTTTCAATGAGGATGGGCTTCACCCAACTACAGTTATTCTGGCTTGCCCCAACGCTTACGCAGCTGCTCGTTGACAGCGTCACTAGTAATACGATCAATCCTTCTTTCAACTTCATTGGCTCTCTCCACCATCTTTGATTCATTCTCTAGTACATCCACCTGTGCAGATTTCTTCCCTGCTCTATAGGCAAAGAGCATGGGCAGGAGCTTACCCAGAAAGCCTATTACATTTCCTACGATGGAGAGCACTGGCTCAGACCTTAGTCAGTTGGGTGAGGACCATCAAGAGGGTGTTCATTTTTTGGCTTCATCTACCTTTTCTACGGTACCCTTTACCGTCTCCACTTCTACTTTTTCAGGCACAACAACACCGCTTTCCTTGGTCTTTCCAAAGGTAAGCGAAGCCCACTCTACTAATTTGTAAACCTTTCCTAGCACAGTGTCAGGATCAGGAGTCTTGGTACCTGCTACAATTAAAGACGCAACCACTACAATGCCCATCACTGCTTCAATAATCTCAGCTTGGTTATTTAAAATAGTTTCAATCATCCTCTGTTATCTCCTCTGTATAGTTTTCTGTGCCGCTTAATATCTGGTGCTTGATGTATTCTAAAACAAAAACCAAAGACGTAGACCTTATGTTACCTGCCATGATGTCTTCTACTAATTCACCGTCTTTGAACAAGAGCGTAAGCGTACCGTCTATCTCATCATTGTCTAATCTTTTCTGAATAAGCTTAACACATTTGTCTAGATGCTGCAACGCTTGCTCTTTCCCCACAGAGTTAAGCGTCCCGTCATTGTTAATCATTGTAGAATTTGTAAAATTAATCACATCCCCCACGAAGAATACCCTTTCATTTCTACTGGTTTCTCTATCTCCCAGAGCTTTAATCCCATTCCTTTACCCTTGAACTGGAGGATCAGGTCCATCTCGTTGGCAGTTTTAAACAGTTTCTCTAGGTCTTGTCCACCTGCCAGTAGTTCTCCCGTGGTCCAGTAGTTCTCGTCTCCCACAGATACATTGAGAAACTTAGGCTTACCCTCTTCGTCCATCCCCTTCTGTAATTCTTCACTGGGTTCTCCTGCTAGGCTCATGTCAAACCCATAGAGGTGAAACTCTCTGAAGCCTAGCGTGTGTCCAATGCCAATGGTCCTGAGACCAGCGTTGGTACCCCCGGTGATCATCAGAGCGTCCTCTCCTGATCCCTCTATGCCTCCCTTCACTGCCTCTGAGAAAGCGTGCCAGCCAATGATACTGGCTCCCCTCTCCTGTAGTAGGTCCACCACAGAGGGATCAGTCATGGAAGCCACCAAGAAATGTGTTCTAGGGTTAATAGAATCAAAGAGAGTGCTCCTGACTATCCCGTGAGTGGAGACACCTTCAATAGGTCTGGGGTCCAGTAGGGTACACGCCCAAGGGATCAGGCCCTTCTCCATCAGCATGGGCAGCGCGTGTTTGACACAGACAATCTTTACAACCTTGTTGGCTTCCTCCAGCATCTCTTTATCTTCTTTGACCTTGTCAACGTCAAGAGATGGACCAGCAGAGACAACAAAGATAATCTCGTCATTGATCCTGCACCGTGAGTTAATCCACTTATCAATCTTGGGTAGGTTAGCCTTGATGTTATTTTGAATATCATCAGAGGGCATACAATCCTTGGGGTGTACAATGATAGGAACTCTGGCCTTGTACTTGGGCAGAGACAGGTCCACCACCACGCCTAGGTGAGTGATGCCCCCGCCCATGACAGGATCATTGGAGGGAATGACGTAGACATAGGCGTCCTCTCTGTTCTTGATCTTCTCTGTCCACAGTTTATTGACGCCCCTGTGCTCCTCTTCTGGCTCCCTGTCGTGTTCATCCTTGGAGAAGTAATCGTCCAGCACAACTATCTTGTTATGCTTCAGCTGTTTGTAATCGTGTGACACAGTGTCATAGGAGTGGCCCCCGTCAATGAACACAAAGTCAGCCTTGGGTTTACCCTTCAGGGTCTGGTTGGTGTTACCTTCAATCAGTTTAAACTCAAAAGTCTTACCTTCTTTAGCCTTCTCCATGGCATATTCTGTTAGTCTTTCAACCACAGCTTCAGTTGTATTGGTTGCCTTGGAGTTAAACTCTAGCTTGTTAAGCTCTGGGGTAGTGGTGCCAAAGAGATCATACCCTGTGTAGGTAACCTTATCAGTGTGCTCAAAGGCAGCGTCTGCCATCTGAATAGCCCTACCTCCGTTGTATGTACCTGTCTCTAGGAAGCTCTTGCACTTGTAGAAGGAGATCATCTCTGAGATTTGTTTGTATCTCTTGGCAGTTTCTAGACTCACGTCTGAAGAGGTGCCAAACTTCTGGTTACCCTTAAAGTGTTGCATCTTTGTAGACAGGACAGAGGTTGCAAAGGCATTCAGATCAGGTACATCTGGTGTAAGGTTCAGAGCTTTCAGCCCGTGGTACTGGTGGAGCTTCAGTAGCCTGTCAAAGATAAATCCATCGTGCCACTCTCTGTAGGCAGTGACTTCTCTGTTGTCATAGGTTTCTCTAAAGTCAGAGAGAAAGTCTACAGCGGGGCGGCGCTTCAGGTTAAAAGCAATGAAAGAAGTTTCACTATAGTCCACAGCAGTTCTGCCAAGGTGTACAATGTCATAGGAATTATCACAGATACCATCCAGAAACTCAGAGTCTACATCTGCAAAGGTCACAGTGTCAGCGTCTAACCAGATGAGCCAGTCTTTGTCCTGTATCAGGTGAGGATCAGAGGCTGTCTCTGTCAGTGCGTAGATTTTATGACACCACTTGATAGCGTCTAGTCTCCAGTTGTATTGTATCTTCTTACCTTCAGTACCATTGTGAACCTTCATAGCTTCTCTGTAGTCTAGCATGTCCTGAATGTTATTCAGGTTAGAATAGTTGATACCCTTGGAGGGAACATCTAACTCTTTAAAGTTACGGTAGAACGCTGCCTCTTCAAAGTCATGGTACCAAGCGTGTAGCTGGATATCTTTATCCCAGTGCTTGTCAAAACTATTGAGCATGTTACGCGCATAGACTTCTAACCCTTCAGGATTAAAAGAAGTTACAATGTCATATTTATTTTTCATTACTTAGACTATCTCCACTATTTTTCTAAAGCTGCTCTGACTAAATTCGTAGTGGTCAAGTTCTCTTTCCCACTCTTCAGCAAACTCACTGTCTTCATAGTTATCAAGCCAAGGACCACCAAGACTAAAATGCACAGCGTTGATATTATTAATCCCGTGGCTAACACCGGGAATAAAATTCCAACTATGAGGTAGGCTCCCAATCTGTTCATCACTGTCAAGCCAGCAGAAGTTGTGTAAGTTTGCACCTGTTTCACTGTTTACCATTACCTCGTCTAGTCTATCATTAGCTGGGTGGTCCAAGTTGTAGAGTACAAAGGAAGACCACAGCTTCTTGTTGTAGTTCTGTTGTAGCATCCCATCCATCTTGATGGTTTCTTCAGGATCATAATTATGTTTGACACACATGACCGCATACTTATCATCACAGTAATTAAATACCTCGCACACATCAGAGAGAAAAAGAAAGTCGCAGTCACAGAAGAGCACCCAGCCAGAGAGGTTATTTCTTCTGGCTATTTCAGGTACAAGAAATCTAGTATGAGAAAATTCTGTGGAGAAAGGTCTGTTGTCTACATCGTCCCAGTACTGTCCGTCCTCGTCTATCTGCCAAGCACGGTAGAACAACTTGGCATGTCGAAGGGTTCTGTGATAGACAGGTGTAATCTCCACAGGGGTGGAGGACCTACGAGTGATGGAGTGAGAACAGACCTTGAAAGGAATGTGTTCCCTTGAGTCATACCCTAGGAAAACGTGCTTGGTTATATCTCTGAGTTCATTCTGCATACCCTACATTAGCAGGGAGATCAAGCTTATAAAATAAAAAAATTAACGAGGGTCTGTTACTTTGCGAACTGCCATTAGTTCTGGCCCACCTCTGTACCTACCAGCAGGAGACACCTGATTAATGTAGCGGGTATGTGATGTTCTTCTTATATTATAACTAGGATCAATTTTATCCCAGATGTTCTTTTGATCCCTGTCGTGGTCTCTTACTTCTTTAAATAACTTTTCTATCTCTTCCTGTACCTCTCTCTTCCCTTCTGCAGAATCAGTATTCTTTTTTTCTACCATCAATCTAAGAATCTTATCAAGGTACTTGTCTTTAATTGCATTGCTCTTGGTGGCAAAAGCTTTTTCTCTGTAGAGCCTGTCTCTGGGACCGTAAACATTTTCAGATGCAAAGCCAAGGGTCATCAGAGCAAGATCGTGAGGACCTAGCCCATCTGCCAAGACCCTACCTTTACCTGTGAATACCCCGTCTTCTCCTGCTTCCCAAGCATTGACAGCATTTTGTACCACGGCCAAGGGGGTAAGCCTAAGAATAGCTTTACCATAGTCATTTCTTTCAAAGGCGTCAAAAGATTTACCAATGGCGTTTGTAAAGAACGCTCCCGAAGGACCAGAGAGAAGAGAACCTACGCCCATCTGACCTGTTGCTGCTTCTATGAAAGATCGGAAAGGAGATAGAGATACGCGCTGAGATATGTCCACTCCTCCCCATGCTTTGATAGGACCTCTGGCAATTGCCTCTGCAAGAGACAGGGCCTCTGGTCCAAAGGCACTTGTCATTATGTCATAGAAGGCAAGCTCCATATCTGCTTGTTGAAGGTTAAGAGAAATTCCAATGGGTGATCTTACCAGTGCCTTTATAACTTCTTTTATATCATCTGCAAAGGGAAGACCAAACATACCTCCTAGGATAACTTGAGGAAGGATAAGGAAGGCAAGTGTTCTTCTTCCCTGTGGGGTCAGGTTGACAATACCAGAACGGAAAGTCCCGTAGTTTGCTCCACCGTACCTTGTCATGGCATTGGCATACACCTCTAGCATCATGGTGACAAAGGGAATAAACTGGAGAGTGACACCTCCTAGACCTTTACCTGCAAAGGCAAGACGAGGTCTGTTGAAAGCACTAAGATTAAACTGGCTCTCGTCTATTATATATTGCATACCGTCTTCTATCTCTACCAACCTGTTAGCATTTTGACTATCCACACCACTGGCAGTGTTACGCGCAAACTCTCTAAGAGGTCCCATGCCTTCAGAGGAAGCCTTCACAGTGTTGTACGTGGCCAAGGCAGCTGCTATTCTATTGGCAATCTCAGTGGTAGAGTAGACACCGTCCACCAACTGTTTACCATTTCTGGCAAACTTTTTAAACCTATCTACTTGCTTAGGGTCTAGGCCACTTGCCATGTCTTCTACTTTATTTAACTGCAGCTTATCATACCAGAAGTCAGTGGTAAGATCAGCGTTCTGACTCAGGGCTGCGGTGTTAATTCTACCCAGTGATCCCCTCTCTTGGAGAATATAAAGCTTATCAAACTGATCTCGCCCCTCTTCTACGGTACGAGCAGCGCCAGTTTTTTTAAGGATCATTGCTACTTCTTCTCTGTCTGACTTGAGAAAAGCTTGGTTCCTGTAGTAAAAAGCAGATAATCTAGCAGCAGCTGCCGCTGCCTTGGCAACTTTAGGCTGATAGATTTTACCATAGGCACCGTAGAGAAGAGAAGCAGTGACAAAGTTCTGGGTCAGGTTAAGGAAAGAGGAGGAGAAGTTACCTCCTAGAAAACCATAGAAGGCAAAACTCTTCAGAGCAGAGGCAGCACCTTGAGGAGTGATGGTGTTATCCCACATTGACTTTGCCACTTCTCTTGGAGATGCAGAGGAGTACCATTTAGGATCGTCTAGTAACCCCTGCTTGTCTCCTAGTTCTTTTAACCTGTCTATCTCTGCAGTTGCCGCGTCCTTTGTTCTTCCCTTTGCCACGTATCTTCCAAGAGAAGTAACATATTGTGCCCACGCATTATCGTGGTAGCTCTCTTCGTTCTCTGGAGTTATATAACCGGGAATGTTCTGACGATGCTGTTTAAATCTTTCAAAGCCAGCGGTCTCTCTTCTTTTCCTATAGTTTCTTCCCAACATTCTGATGTATTCACTAGGGTCTTTGATTGTCTTCTGTGTACCTTCTATGGGAGAACCGTCCCCGTCTACCTCCACACCCTGAAAAAGTATTTTATTTCCAGAGTAGTCTTGGTTAAGAGAAGCTTCGTGTATAAGAATACTTTCCAGTATAGATAAATTGTTAAGCTCTTCTCCCAGTACAATAGAAGAATTCTCGTTTTCTTTAAAAGAGAACTGTATATCTGCATCAGGGTAGAAACTACGAAGATCACTCTCGTACTTATTCTTTGTCCACTCTATTCCTTTATTCCCTTTAAATACAGGAGTATTTACATCTCTTCTATACACAACCTTTCTAACCATTTTAGGGTCACCGTTTCTATCT